CAACTGTTTGGGCTTTTTGCTATTGTATCAGAAACGACTAAACACCCATACCATTGCAAACAATGCTGCTAGTACCCATAGAATCGCCCATAAGTGGTCATTTTCGCTTTTATTAGGCCTTTCAATAGCAGTAGACCAACTAGCGTCTTTAAATGCTTCTGAAGCGTTGGTGTAGGTTTTACCAGTCATTCCAAAGTTTCTTGTGCTCATTTTTTCCCCTTTTTGGCTGTTTTCTTTTCTTGCTCAATATATTGCTTTAAAAGACTAATTACACCTGCTTGCACTAATGTTGCTAAACCTTCTTTGTCAAAATGCACTAATGCGTCTGCTGACCCATCTTCATGCTCTTTAATTATTTCAATTTGAATGTCCATCTTGTGCCTTTTTTAGTATTGCTCTAGCAAATTCAATTACTAATCTATATTCAGAATAATGAAACTTATCTGAAGCCATTTTCAATATTTCCTCATCTGTTAGTGTCTTTGCTGGATGAGTATAGAGTGGTGTGCCTTCACCCATTTCGTTGTATTGATAATGCTTGGTTACATTACCGACTACTTTTCTCCACGCTACTGGTTCATTGTTCATTTATTCCTCTTTCTCAAATAAGTCTGTTACACCCATTTGCTCTTTGGCCCTAATTGATTTCATATAGTTTTTAAGTGCTCTGTCATCTTCTTTAAATATTTTGTTAAACATACCCCTAGTAGGGTGTCTAACTGTATAGCTTTCAAAATAGCCATGAAGTACATAGTAACTAAATGCTCTGCAAGCCCATTCGTATTCTTTACAGTCTGGTGCTTGGTCGCATTTGTCGCATGGTGCTTCTTCTTCAAACACTCTGCGCCCATATTTATCCATTTTCATACTCTACATAAACCAACTCATCAAAATGATGGCTTGCTTCATAAGCGTCTGAAGACAAATAGACTATTTTGTCGTTTTCGTAAACAGCGTAACCGTCTTGGTCTTCTTCTTCGGTTTCAAAATACCATTGTTTTTCATTTAGCGGCACTACTTTGTATTTGCCAATGTGCCTTGGAATAAGGTCTGAAAAGTCATTCCATGTATGTTTCATTTGTTTCCCCTTTAAAAACTTAGTTTCTTGTTATTTGCAATAGAAAGCCATTATGACAAACCCTTAGTTGCAAATACGCAACAATAAAAAGTTTCCCTAACGGGCAATTCTGTATAAAAAGTGGGCAAAAATAAAGAAATATTCCCAAACGGGAAATTTTGTAAAAAGGGTTGTATTTGGCAGTTGCTAACAATGGGCGAGAAAGCCGCAAAATTACCCAATTACTGCATCCTACATTGGCGGCTTAACACCCAAATAAGGTGGGGGCGGTCTGCACGGACAGACATGGTAGGTGAAAAGGGGAAAATCACCTCGCCCCCATTGTTTAGTTTAACCCAGTTTTGAGTTTGTAAATTTTGAGTAATGCTAAAAACATTTCATAGCCGTCACGCAAGTCTTGTTCGCTATGTTCATATATTGCTACTTCGCCTGTAGTGCCGTTAATGTAGACATTGGCACACCTAGCATTAGGGGCTAAAACCTCACGGTAGGCTGCTAACTGTAGTGTATGCTCTAAGTAGGGTGTTTGTTCACCAGGGCTTTTTTCCGTACTCTTAAAGTCAATTACTACCCCACTAAAGTCATGGCGTGGCTTGGCATATAAGTCACATTTTCCGCCATAACCTTCTTGGTTAACTAATGACTGCTCGGGAATCCATAGCTGTGCGCCAAAATGCTCTGTTATGGCCTTATCTACAGTAGTAACATAGGAAGGTGACTCAGGTATAAATTCGTTGTTGTAGTAGGCTTCTATCCAGTCATGAATAATTGTGCCTCTAGTCATTGCTTCTTGTGACTTTTGCTTTGCAATATAAAGAATTCTCTCTACATATTCTTTTTCAGTTTCTTGCAAACCTTTTGGGTTTTCTGCGGCAGCTTTTATAGCTTCGGACTGTAGCCATGTATTAAGGCCGTCTTTAGAAAGTTGACCATTAATGGTAGAAACAGAAGGTACTAATGTACCTGGTGCTGCTTTAGCGTCACGCAAAGTAACGCTTCTTTCTTTGCCGTTTTTGCCAATAGTTGTGTAGCGTGGTGCGCCTGTAGTGGCACAATACCAATGTTGTGACATATTTTCCCCTTTTGTAAAGCTAGTTTACCATTTTTAAAATTGCTTCTCTTTCGGTTAAGTCTGTTACTTTGTCTGCAGCTACCTTGACTACCGTATTAATAACACTAGTCAGGCCTTCAGGAGTCATGGATATTAACTGCCTTGTTTCGTCAACATGAAAGTCCTCATCGTGTATGGACTCTATGTTTTGCTGAATAATGTCATTAATAACGGTTTTCATGTCAATCCTTAAAATGGCGTGTCATCGTCAAAATTGCGTGGTAATTCGTCATTACCTTTAGCGGTAAAGCCTTTAGGTTGTTTTTCTTTTCCTATTGAAATACTGAAAAACTTGCCCTTAGTACCTTCTTTAATCCAACCCGAAAGGTAATGCTCTTTACCATTAACCATAATTGAACCCGTGTAATCAGGATGTGTTTCAGTCGTTTTGCGGTCATTTTTAAATAGTGAGCCACTACCCTCTTTTGGAATGTATGCCATGATTAAATCTCTTTCGCTTTTACTACTGGTTTAGGTGACGAAGCGGCATTACCGTCATCGTCTGCTTGCACTACTCCTACTACTGCTGCTAATGCGTACCTACGCATATAGGTTAAAGCTGACCCAGCACCTTGTGGGTCTACTTTGCTGACAGGCACAGACATTTCTTGGCTAATCCATTCGCCAGAACCGTGCATTAAAATTGTTGTTAAAGACATGGATTTGTCTAAGTCTGAATAAGTCCCAGGGAACTGAGCCACAGATATACCGTTATGAGCCAATAAATCACGACAAGCATCCCACACAGACTCAAGGTCAGCATATTTACTTTTGAAAAAAGGGTTTGCAGAATCTTTTTTAGCATGAGTAAGTTTGCCTTGTACGGTTGATAACGCATCAGCTAAATTGGCAATAGAGTCAGATTGGTTCATTTGTCACCCCTAATTGTTGGAAAAGATTGACCCCCAAAAATTGCGCCAAAATCGTTAATTACATCACGCAACAACGGGTTTACATGGTTATTGCGCTTTGGTTTGCCACAAGCTTGACGAATACAGTCAACTTGCTCTTGGCTTAATTCGCCACCATATTCCATGTCATCAAGTGCTGACTCTAAAAATTCTTCATGCTCAAGCATTAATTGGTTTAATTCACCCATAAAATTCCCCTTAAATGGCATAGCAAAATTGCTATACTTGTAACTATAAGCCAACTTATAAAGTTTTGCAACACCCTTGTAAAATATATTTAATTTATGTAAGATTGAAGCATGAAAACAACATTAGCACTTACAGACGCACAAATGATTGGTATTTTAGGGGGTGCTAAAGCAGTTGCAGCCCTATTTAAAATTGACCAAGCAGCCGTAAACCAATGGAAAGTAAACGGTATTCCACTTAACAGATTGGTGTTTTTGGCGGCAGAAATTGAAAAGAAATCTAACGGTTTAGTAACCCGTAAAGATATGTTTCCAAAGTTGGCCCTATTTGTATGGCCTGAATTGTTGCCAAAAAGCAACGCATTTATAAAGAATGTAGATTTTGATTGATGTATAATTAATTGTCGAGAGTGGCATCTCAGACAATCACCAGTAGTACAACCCCAGTAGTTTTAGGCGGGGTATGTGTAGTTATAGACAGATAGCGAGAATCTGCTGGTGAATTTGTCTGTAGTTGCCCATGCCAAGGGACATACCCCACCTAAGATTATTGGGGTTTTCTTATTCTCAACCGCCCTAAATGCTGTGGGCGTTATAAAAATGCTAGATGGGATTGAGGCCGTTTGGAAATGAACGGAGCGAGGGTCGACACCTGCGAAATCCTTATTAACTGGGTCAAGCCAGCATAAATACCTTGCAACGGGATACATCACTTGACATTACACCAGCTTGCTGGCGTTGGTCGTGCTATGGTTTTTTTACAACATTAGGGTTTTGGAGTATGGACTTAGCTTGTAGGATGATTAAACTGTAATCACTTAATAACAAGTATTTAAAGGGGATTTAAATGAAAACAACAGTAAAAGATGTATTAGGGGCTTGCTTACTAGGTGCAGTACTAGGTGGTATGTTTGCTTATGGAGTACCAGCTAAAGCACAGACCATACCAATGACTAACTCACAAGGTTACAATGTTGGTACAGTACAAATTAACGGCAACACAGCACAATTTGTAAACCCTATGGGTTACACAACACAAACTGCAACTATTTACCCAAACCAAGTGGTCATTACAACACCTAACGGCTATACACAAAGCGTAGTTGGCAATACAGGCTATACAGTACCCCGTAGCCCACCAGCACCACCAAGCCCAAGAGTTTTGCAATGAGTTTTACTGTATACACCCATACAGGCATGAGAGAAACGCATTGGTTTACTATAGATGAATTAGTACAGTCAATGCTTAACAACCCACTTGATAGGTATCATAGGAATGTTTGATGAATTCTGGCAACTATATCCACGAAAAATCGCCAAAGCTAATGCAAGAAAAGCCTGGGCAAAACTTACCGCAGAGCAACAACTTATGGCTGCAAAAGCTATTGACACACATTGCCAATACTGGAAAGCCAAAGAAACTGAGTTAGAATTTATACCCCATGCAAGCACTTGGCTTAATGGGGAGCGTTATGAAGATGAATTGGTAATAGAACCCAAGAAAGAAAAAGTTGACAAAAAGTGGATGTTTTCTAACGAGGGTATTGAGGCCAAAGCAAGAGAGCTTGGAGTATTGGGTACTGGGTATGACTCTTACGACAGCCTTAAACAGAAATGTATGAGAAAGCTAAACATGAGTGCGGTGTAAGATATTTGTGTAATTTACGACACAAAAAAGGGTTGACTTGGTTTCGTTTATACATAAGCAAACATAGTTTTAATGAAGCATTGTTAAGCGACTTTTACACACAGTACACACTTGGCAATAAAGGGGAATGGGGATGTTGGAAACAATTAAATGGACAGGGACAATTCTCTGTCTAATAGGAATAGCACTTACTAGCTTTAATATTTACCCAATAAACATTTATTTGGGCTTTATTGGAAGTGTTTTATGGGCATACGCTGGCTACAAACAACAAGACTACGCATTGTTTTTAGTTGAGTTTGTTGCTGTTGTAATGTACGCTACAGGAATGTGGTGGATGCTTTGATGATTGTGTTGCCAATTAAAAATGAAGAAGTAGCGCCTTGGTTACTTGAAAAACATTACGCAAAAAGAATACCCCAAATTATGTTTGCTTATGGTCTTTATGAAAACAATCAACTTATTGGTGTAGTTACTTATGGAATACCAGCTTCACCGTCTTTATGTATGGGTATTTGCGGAAAAGAATATTCAGATAAAGTTTTGGAATTAAATAGAGTTTGCTTAATGGATAACACTAAAAATCAAGCAAGTTTTTTGGTGGCAAATTCTATAAAACAATTACCTAAACCTACTATTGTTGTTTCTTATGCTGATATGGGTCAAGGCCATGTTGGATATGTTTATCAAGCAACGAATTTTTTATATACAGGTCTTTCTGCTAACAGGGTAGATTGGACTGTCAAAGGTTTAGAGCATAAACATTCCAAAACATTGTCAGATGGAATGACATTGGAGTCTATAAAACAAAAATATGGAGATGATTTTTATTACACAGAGCGTACTAGAAAGCACCGATACATTTATTTTCATGGCGATAAACGCCAAAAAAAAATAATGAATAAATTGCTTAAATATAAAACAGAGCCATACCCTAAAGGTGATAGCAAAAAGTATGATTCTGGTGGCTCTGTCCAAACACAAACATTACTTTTTGGAGTTTAATTTGAAAGACTATGACCCAAATGACGCTATTGACTTCATTTTCAAAACCGCACCGCATTACGCAAAGGCGAAAGGTAACCTCGCTCAATTCGAGGCGTTTAAGCATAGCCTTAAAGCGATTGAAATGTCTAAGTCAGAGGCAACCACGATTGGCGGCAAAGAAATGGATGCGTATAAATCACAGGCTTATCAAGAGTTATGTGAGGCCATTGGTTTGGCGACTGAAGAAACAGAAGCGTTGCGCTGGCAATTAGAAGCAGCCAAGATGAGATTTGAAGCCTGGCGCAGTCAAGAAGCAAGTAACCGAAACATTGAAAGACTAACAAAATAATGGATTACTCAGAAAATTACCTTAAAATTCAACGACTTTTAAAAGATTACCATAACGCTACAATTAAATGGGAGTATGAAAAAGCCACAAAAATAGCCCATGACTTAGCCGATGAAACCATTAAATTAGAAATTGCCAGCGTCAGGGCATTGAAAGACCAATGGCTGCGAAGTTAATGCGTAACGCAGTACCCACTCACATTGACTACGGTGAGTTTGTGGGTTTGCTACCAACATCGCCTGGCTTTACACCTAGCAATGTAGATGGTATTGCCGAAAGAAAAGGCAAGTTTCTGATTATGGAGTGGAAACGCCCCAATGAAAAGTCAAGCAAAGGTCAACAGTATATGTTGCAAGCATTGGCAGCTAAACCTGACTTTATTGTTGTAATTATTCGTGGTGACACAGACAATGGTGTAAACATGGGCAATTATTACCTTGTGCAACCCCAAGGTGGGTGTATATTAATTGGTAATGGTTTTGAGTCTTTTAAAGCCTATTACAAACAATGGTATGAATGGGCAGATGGCAACTAAGAATGAAAAGAAGTCACTTGACAAGATTGCAAGGCTCGGATGTATTTTATGCTCCGAAGTCTTTGGGTTTGAAAGCACAGAGGCAGAATTGCATCATGTTAGGAGATATGGTGCTGTCAGGGCTACATCCCCAATCTTGCCTTTATGTCCAGAGCACCATAGGAACGGAAATGATAGCCTTCATCGACTTGGTGTCAAAGGTTTTGAAAATAAATGGAAAATATCCTGTGAGGAGTTGTTGGAGCGAGTCAGTCAGAAACTTGGAAAGGACTTTAAGTGAATGATATTATTTTAGCTTTTGGTGTATTGGTTATATTGCTACCAGTAATAGCCGTATGGATAAGCCTACAATTCTAGGCCGTCTAAGCCTAATTCATTAGCCACCATTAAACACCTAGCCCTAAATGGTTTGCCGTGTTGCATCCATTTGTCCCCTTTTTGCCGATGAAAACTCATGTGTACCATTTCGTGGGCTAAAGTAGTAATGACTGTGTAGTAATGGCCGCACCTGGCAGACGAAATAGTGATGGTATGCTCATAATCTTCACCTGTGTCATATAAATAGGTGCCCATAGTCTCAGGGTCAGCAGTTACAACAAAGTCTATTTCTTCAGGCAAAGGCATTTTCCATTTAGTAAATGGATAGCAGCAATAAAGAGAAGCGTAAAGGTTTTTAACAACCTCTGAATTAAGCCTCATACCTGATGTATTTTCCCTCTAAACTCAACCTCATCTTCACCCCAAACCCTAATCATTTCAGGCTGCAATAGTTTGCTACGCTCAAATGAAAGCATTACAAACCCTGAATTCCAGTCTTTAGGCGTGTCTTCTGTATAACTAAACTGTTGCCCATTGGGGTCAGCAAGCGTACCTGTCTGTACTCCCCAGCGAGTGCCGTTATAGTCATTAAATGGAATGGCTGACAGTACATGAGTGTGTCCTGTAATCATATTGACACCGCTATTGACAGCGTTGTTACGACCACCTGTCCAGCCACCTTTCCAACGATGCTTAATACAAGTGTCTTCATTTACCCAAAATGACCAGCAAGGTTGCCACATAGGAAAGTAGTCTTTAAGGCTAGTGCCAGGTATGCCTTCAAAAGAAGGAAGATTAGCCACAATGTTAGCTTCTAGGCGTTGGTCATGATTACCCATAGGAAAGAACAACTTAGCCCCTTTAGCAACAGATTCAATTTCACCCAAAAAATATTGACAAGCCTCTAATTCCTCTTTCATTGTTGGCAACTTACTCCAATCAGTACGAGGAAAACGGCTTATAGAAGCGCCATCTAGAGCATCGCCATTACATACTACGGCAGTAGGTTTAAACTCCTTAATCATCTCTATAAGGGCTTTAAACGCTGTAGTTGTTTCATCAGGCCAAAAGTGAGCATCACTAAAGACTAGGACTCTGCCTTTTTCTATATCCATACCTCTGCGTACATTGCCAGGGGTCTGTTGTATTTTTTTGGTATATGCTGGGTTTTGACTATTAAATGTGTCTAATTTGATACGCAGTCTATTTTCTATTGACCTACGCCTTGACATAACATTTCTGACTGCTATTTGATGTATTTTGGCAAATTCTGTTGGGCTGCCAATTTTATTCCAAGACTCAATCCATTCTTCGTCCGTCAAGTGATAGCCAGCCATTAAAAATCCCCTATAATCAATAAGTTATCAAATACTAACTGAATAATATGTCATTTGCGAAAAAAGTAGATAAAAACCAAGCCTCTGTTGTTAAAACGCTAAGAGATTATGGGGCTGATGTCCATTTATTGCACATGGTAGGCGCAGGAATACCTGATTTACTTGTAGCTTATGAAGGACATACTATTTTAATGGAAGTGAAAGATGGCCCTGATAAAAAGTTTACCCCTGACCAGATTAAGTTTATTGCTGGTTGGAAAGGTGGGCATTTATATAGAGTAAATTCAAGCGAAGAAGCTATTGAAGTGCTAAAATCACTAAAAATGGAGTAATCTATGAATGATAATGTTGCCATGTTTGCCGCCACTTTGTTGCACTCAGCGACAAATACTCACTTTTTTCATTGGAATACTGATTCCTACGCAAAGCATATTGCTTTAGGTGACTACTATGATGGCATTGTTGACCTTACCGATGCTTATGTAGAGGCTTACATGGGATGCTACGAGCAGATTAAAAACTTCCCAAGCGTATATCACCAGCCAAAAGACCCTATTAGATACTTACAAAGCCTACAAACCTTTGTAAAAGAAGCCCGTAAAGATTTGCCCCAAGATGAGCAATTATGCAATTTGGTTGATGCCATTGCTGATTTAATTGACTCTACTACCTACAAACTACGCTTCTTAAAATAATGCAATTAGTTGGCTTGTCTGCTCTTGAGTATGATGAGCAATATTACGCAGAACATAAAGATGCCAACCTTGATTACCTTGGGCATGGCTATTGGCAAAAAGAGTACGCAAAAATGGTGTCTAAGGGTTTACCCCAAAGTGCTACAGTATTTGATGGTGGCTGTGCCTGTGGCTCAATTCTCAATGGATTCAAGAAGTTAGGCTACAAAACCATAGGCATGGACTTGTCTTTTTACATGATTGAACTGGGTATAAAGCACTTTGATAATGATGAGTTAATTTGCGGTTCACTTACTAAAATCCCATTAAAAGATAACAGCGTAGACCTTGTACATTCTGCACAGGTTTTAGAACACATCCCACAAGACCTCATGGATGACATTATTTCTGAGTTTGAGCGTATTCTTAAACCTGGCGGCAGAATGTTTTTATGCCTTGATGCCATAAGAGATGGTGAAACCAAGAAAATTTATATGGGTGACCCTACCCATGTTAATATCCAACCCATTGAATATTGGGCTAAATTACTTAAAAAAGGTAATTTACTATTTGATGTACAAAGGTATAATGATTTTGTACGCTCAGAGTACCGACCCACAGAAGGGGAAAATTCCAACTTCTTTGAGGCATACCCTTATTGGAGTGTATTTACTTTAATTAAGGAATGATATGCCGTTAGACAAAAGTGGAAGCGCCCAAAGCGTAGGCAAGAACTACAAGACAGAAGTTGCCGCAGGAAAACCAAAGAAACAAGCTCTTGCTATAGCGTTGTCAGAAGAGCGCACCCATGCTAAAGGCAAGCGTAAAGCTAAGTTAGAAGAGCAATACGCTAAATATGTAGCTGAGAATGAGTAATGAGCCGCAAAGACCAAATTCGTGCAGCAGTAGAAAAGCATGATAAGCCTATTCCAAAAACCACAGTCGGTAAAGGTAAGAACTATTTGCCAACCGAACAAGGTGCAGGGATGACAGCTAAAGGTCGAGCAGAATACAATGCAAAGAATGGTAGTAATTTACAAGCACCTCAGTCTAGTGGCCCAAGACACGATAGTTTCTGTGCTAGGTCTAAAGGATGGACTGGGGAACGAGGCAAAGCAGCAAGAGCTAGGTGGAAATGTTAATGAAAAACGGATTGTATGCCAATATTCATGCCAAGCGTGAGCGTATAGCTAAAGGCTCTGGCGAAAAGATGCGTAAAGCTGGTAGCAAAGGTGCGCCAAGTGCTTCAGACTTTAAAGAAGCCGCCAAGACTGCAAAACCAAGCAGAAAAGAAATTATTGCTGACAAAATGAAGGATATGTGATGAAACACATGACTCGCACTTACAAAAAAGAAGACGCTATGTTGCGCCCAGAGCACCAGTCAACGCTTGAAAAGCAACAGAAGAAGCGTCAAGACCACAACCCTCCATTAGAGCTAGACGATAGCAACATTCTCAATAGAAAAGCTAACGAAAGAATGAGGCGTAAAGAAGCATTGTCTAAAGCAATGAACAAATACCACGATGTAGATATTGTTGGATAATATGTAGTAGAATTAAACCCTTACAAATCAACTACTTGAGAATGTATGGACAAAAAACTGTCGAAGTCTGTAGAAAATAACTTAAATAGGGCTGGTCGTAAGGCTGGAGTGCCTAATAAAGCCACTACAGAGGCTCGTGAGGCAATTAAAGCATTACTTGATGCTAATATACCTTTTATTCAATCGTGGATACAAAGCACCGCAGAAGGCATATTTGACGATAAGACAGGAAAGTACATTGTGCAGCCTAACCCTGCCAAAGCCTGTGAAATTGTCCAAAACCTAGTTGAATACTCAGTACCTAAGTTAGCAAGGACTGAAGTAGTAGGTGACGAGAAAGCCCCACAAAGAATGGTAGTGTCTTGGAAGAAGTAATAAATGTAGAGCTTGATTACAAGCCTAGAGATGTATTCTTAGACTTCCATGAAAGACAAGAGCGTTGGGCAGTCATAGTAGCCCATAGACGCTGTGGTAAGACAGTTAGCTGTATTAACGAGCTAATATATAAAGCCCTTGTTGAAAACAAAGAAGATGGTAGGTATGCATACCTTGCTCCCTACTACGCCCAGGCCAAAAGCATAGCCTTTGACTACTTAATGAAATTTTCTCAGCCAGTAAGGGCTAATCACAATGTTTCAGAATTATGGGTGGAATTAATTAATGGGGCGAGGATACGACTATTCGGTGCTGATAATGCTGATAGTTTGCGTGGTTTGTATTTGGATGGTGTAGTACTAGACGAGTACGCAGACATGAAGCCCTCTATATGGGGTGCAGTTTTAAGGCCATTGTTGTCTGACCGTAAGGGTTGGGCTGTGTTTATTGGTACACCTAAAGGCCATAACCAATTCTGGGAAGTCTATAACAACGCTACTAAAGACCCTGACTGGTACTGTAAGACACTAAGAGCTAGTCAAACTGGATTAATCCCCGAAGAAGAATTAGCTGATGCCGCCAAGATAATGACGCAAGACCAATACCTTGCTGAGTGGGAGTGCGATTTCGAGTCTGCAATTATGGGCGCTTATTACGGCAAAGAAATGCGTCAGCTTACCGACCAAGGCAGAATTACTGATATTGAGTATGACCCTATGTTTTCTGTGCATACAGCATGGGACTTGGGTTACTCAGATGACACAGCAATATGGTGGTTTCAAGTAGTGCATGGCGAGATTCGTATGCTTGACTACCATTCTTCTAATGGTCAGCCAGTAGCGTTTTATTCTGGGAT